CGTGCTTTAGCCAAAGGCACACATTTAGGATATTTTCTTTTCTTGTCAGCTTTGAGTTTACTGCGCCCACATTTAGCATAAGATCCATCTTTTTTCTTTGAGCCAATGTCTACCCAATTTTCAGAAAACCATTTTTTTAAGCCACTTTTAGCCATTATTTTAATAAATCTTTGTAATAAGCAGATGCAGAAGGGTTACTTAATGTATCACCATCAACATCAACAGATACTGGTGAACCCATTACATTGTGACCACCGACCTGACCACCATTCATTGAGGTGCCTCCAAATTTGCGTTTTTTTACAGGATATTTAACCTTAGTGCTAATAGGTAAATATCTATCTTTGTTTTTTTTAATTTCTTCGATTGGAACAAATCTAGCTTTTTTAGTTTTATCGTCAAAAACTTCTTTTACCTTTTCATCTTTAATAAAATCACCTTCTTTAGCTGGTTTAGGGCCTTTAAAATCTTTTCTTTTTACACCACTTGGGTCTTTAATTTTACCTGCACAAATCTTTGATGCATACGCATTTGCATATGCACTTGGGTATACCTTAAATTTTCTTTTTGCGGCAGCCTTACCTCTGGGACATAATTTGGTCATTTAAAACTCCTTATAATTTTTATTTTGTGTTCATTAGCACAAATAATATCAACTTGTTTATCAACTTCATCAATTATGTTTGGGTGCTCGCCTATACCAACAGAGTGAGTTAAATAAATCATAATTGTAGCAGCCGCCCTTTCTATTTGCGCTTCATAACTTTTTACTAAAGCATTAATAATACCTTCTTTCATTATGTTACCACCTTTCTTTTCTTCTTTCTAGCCTTTGCAAACTTACGTTTTTGAGGACCTTTTGTAACTTGTTGACGCATTTGACTTCTACTCATAACCATGGCATGTACCTCGTTTTATTGTTTTTATCTTTATCTGCTAGTAAGGCTTGTTTTCTTGGATTATCACTCACATAAGAAACGTGAATCCACCCACTTCGGGGACCTTCAGATTCTTTATAAAATTCTAATATTAATTGATCGTAATTAAGATTATTTTTTATCCATTCAGCTACAACTTTGTTGTCTATATTCATAACTTCTATATCTGCTGCCTGACCTTTTGCATGTTGAGATTTACCTGTACTACCAATCGCTTTACATAATTTAACTGATCTGTAACCTGAGTTAATTATGACAGGTTCTTTAAACCTATCCCTAACTCTTTGCAAAATATTTTCACAAAGATTTTTTAAATTAAAAATTTCTTGTGAGCTTGGAACATTATTAATACCAAGTCGCATTGCTGTCTGTGATTTAATTAATTCGTTAAGAGAAAAATTTTTTGATAATTGCATCGTAAAATATATCTATTGGTACACTAAAAAGCATCCAAAGACCCCATATTGAAATAAAAAAAATAGTCCCAACACTAAGTAGTGCAAAAACTAAAACATCCAAGATAGGAGTAACAATACGCATAATCCAATTACTATACTATCTTTGTTAGTCGAATACAAGTTTTTAATCATTTCCCATTTTTCTAACATTTCCATCTCCTTCTAGCCTGACAAATTCTTTTGTTTGGCGTTTTTTTACAATTAATATTGTGCATCTTAGCTTGTCCTGCACTTCTAGCGCAAAATGACTTTCTACGTTTAGCCGCTTTGCTACCTTTTTTAACTTTACCTGTTACTGCTGTTTTTAACTTTGAACCAGGATTCATTCGTCTGTAAGCTTTTACACCTGCAGCAGTCATACCCGCCCCTGATTTGGTTGGTCTAAAATTTTTTTTATTACGCTTAGGCATTCCGCCCTTAGCTAAACCAAACAAATCAAGGTCTTCGTAATAACTATCCATTGTCAGTATCAGCAGTCACTGGTGTAACAAAAACAGTAACAGATGTAACATTTGATATTGTTAAATGCATGTCTGTTTTAAACACAATACCATCTAAAGGTATATCTACTTGATATTGATCTGCCGCACTACTAGCTGGAGTCGTAATCACAAGTTTTTGTGTACCACTTGCCCCGCCATCTTTGAACGTTAGAGTTCCTGCACTAGCATGACCAACATAGTAAATAGACAATAATCTAGTTCTGCCAGACTGAATTGTGCCTGTTGATGTTAAAGTTTTTGCACCTACATCAGAGTTCATAATTTACTCCTATCTATCAGATGCAGCAAACATATAATCAATTGATGTAACTTTAGTGCCAGTAGCATTACCTGATAAAGACATTGCCGCTATTGTTAAAATTTCATCACTTGGAATATTATCTGTATGTGTTGCAACTAATTTTCTATTTACAAAAAAATCAACTTTACCCGTGCTTTGACAACGAATGCTTAATGTAACATCAGTATCGTTTTCCATGTCAATACCTGAATCTGTTGATGTTTCTGTACCATCTTTTTCTGTTTTACATAGAATTGATGCATCTCCATCATCTTTTTGAAAAACAATACGATCAGTTGCAGCTAACATGTTTTCTGGATTTGTTGCAAAATTAATTGTAAAACCAAAACATAAATCAGTGTCAGTTACATCAGATGTTCTAACTTTAGTTTCAAACCAAAGATCTTTGTTTGCTTGTACTTGAAATATTTCATTTTTTTGAATAGAAGCACCATCATTATCTGTAGTTGCTGTTGAGTTAAGATTAACTAAACCATTCAGTTGATCTGCTGCAATCGCTACAGATGCACCTGAATCTTTTACGACAGTCCATCTGTGACCTGTGTTAGAATCAAATCCGATTCTATCAAAGTCATCAAAATACACTACGTAATCTGGGTTTTTATCAATTGGTAAATTTTCAAACCATTTCTTTTCATTGTTTTTACCTGCAAAAAGAATCGGCCCTGTAAAATGTACTCCTGCCATTTTTTCTCCTAGTTGAAAAGATATAGTCCTCTAGGGTGTCTGCCAAGTCAGTCTATATCTAGTTTATATTATCTTGGTGTCTATATTATACAAAAAAAAAGGGGACTCGTAAGTCCCCTTCTTTAGTTTTATGTTAAAAGATTTAAGCGGCTCCTGGTGAACCAAAGATACCTCTAGGATCTGAGAATCCAAAAGAATATCTTTCTCTTGCTTTAAATCTTACATTACCTGTATCAAAGTCACCTTCGATCGCAGTTTTAATTGGACTTCTAACGAACATTTTCATGCCATTAGGAGCATCTGTCATGATGAAGAAAGCATCAGTATCTGTTAAATAATGATTAACTCTATAACCCTGTGGGATCATGCCCATAGAAGCCAAAGCGTTGATATCATTATCAGCAGTACCTACTCTTTGCGGTGATTTAAGAATTCTATCCGCAGTAAACTGAAGTTCTTTTGGAATAATCAGTTTCACACCTTGCATAGCAATCTTTAATCCTCTTTCATCAACAAATGCAGCAATGTCAATTAGTGACTGCTCTAGTGATGTTTCAGATAGGTCAGCAGCAGTTGATAATTCATTTCTGAATGTACCACCAGTCGCAAGTGGGTGATCAGTCGCACAAAGCTCCTTACCATCTCCACCAGCAAAGCTAGAATTAAATGCATTATTTAATACATTTGCTGCTTTTACTTGTTTAGTATTAGCCATGGAACGTGCCAAGGCTCTTGTATAACGAGCTGCTAATCTATCGTATAGATTATCTTCAATCGCTTCTTCAGTAATAGCGAATGCCATTGCAATAGTTTCGTGAGTGTACCTTGCAGTAAAAGATTCAGTTGCTTGGTCAAAAGTAACCGCACTACCTTCAGTTTTTACTGGTGCACTACCAAAACCTGTTAGCATCACTTCTTCTTCAAAAGCTCTGTCTGATGCTTCTGATACATAGATTTCAGCATGTTCGTTTTCGTATCTATTATATTCTAAGCCAAAGAGAGCATTTAAACCAGGCTCTAGCTCTTTGACCAATTGTGATCTTGAAATAGCCATATTTTATCTCCCTTATACCCCTGTATCCGCAGCCGAAGCTGGTGGATTCAGAAAGTGATTTTGAATTCTTACCACAACATTTGTGTTTGCTGTAGTAGTGTCTTCATTGTTAACATCTTGGCTTATATCTACTGCCTGCAATGGAATTGCATTCGTAGAATCCGCAGTGCTGGTATCTAATTGCACTTTGGATATGCCCGTTGCTGTGTTCCCAGTTACGTTAGTAGTTTTGTAGCCAATGAACAGACCTGCTCTTGTCATAGCTTCGTCTGAATCGACTAAAAATAACGTATTAGGATCATCGATTACATTAGCAACAATATCACTAGCATTAATACTACCAGGATAAAAGTTACTAAATGTTGGTTTCTTCGTAGTTGGATCAGTATAAAATACACCATTAAAAACACCAATTGGTTTCACAGCTCCACTACTAGCAGTTACGTCATATCGTTCGATATTTCCTGCTGCTACTGGAACTACCAAGTCACCTTGAAATATAGCTGTTCCATAATTGGCTGCAATAGTATACCTATTCTGAGCGTTATTCCACGGAGCACCATTTAGCGATTTATAAGGTCTTAGACCAAACTTTTCACTTTGATTTGCCATAAAATATCTCCTTTAAAGGCATTAATATTACAGCGATGGCTTTTATCAAAAAATTATGATTTACGACCACCACCAAAAGTTACACGAGATTGTCTATTAACATTAATAGGCATCTCTGGTCGTTGCTCCCTTAGAATATCTTGATCCACGGCTTTTACTTGATCTGCAGTAACTTGTTGAAAATACTGCTTGCGTGACTCAACAATTTCTTGAGGTATCCTTGCCAACACAAGGCCGCCAACCCCGATTAACCCCTGATATTGACCAGATTGAATTACTGGATAATCGTGATCGCCAAGTTCATTTTTTATTTCCTCAGCTCTTACAAATTCCCAGCCTTCCCTAAGTTTTTTTGAAACATTACCTGTATCTTCTTGTCCCATAAACTCAGTTCTAATCCACCTGTGCACTGTACCTTTTGGTGCAGGGGGTGCATCCAGACTTGATGGAGGAGTCCAAGGTTTATTCCTTAATGGCTTATTCTCTTGAGACCCGCGTGAGGTTCTTTCTATTTTTTCATTCATTTTATTGCTCCTTCACGTGTTTTGCGTATTCTTCTAGTGGCACTCCTAATTTTTTGGCAATAGCCACCTGTGAACGAGTGAGTTTCACAGTCTTGCGTCCTTCCTGTTTACGCCCCGCAGAGGCAACAGTTTGAACGGGTTGTTTTTCTTTCACAAACTTTTGAGGAAAATAATCCCTCATCCTTGTGTCTATCTCATTGTAATACTCATCTGATTCTGAGTCAAACCCTTGCTCTACTAAATCCTGATGAATACCAAATGCAGCATTAGTCATGACCTTATCTTTACCAAACCATTCATTATCTTTAGCCCATTCTTGTGCTTTAGGACTCGCAGGATCTGGTTGACTGACAGGTTGTTGTGCTTGTTGAACTGGTTCTTCTTTTTTTTCTGTTTCTTTTGTTTTTTGTTCCTCTTTTTGTGCACTGTGTATTTTAGCTTTTTCTTTTTCTACGGCTAATTGTGTAAGCTTATCGTTTGCCTCCATAATTTTATCAGTATCATTATTGTCAATAGCTAATTTTAAAGCACTTTTTACTTGTTCTCGTTGTGCATCAACACGAGCTTCAAACTCTTTAAAATAGCTATCATCAATGCTATTTACTTTTTTTTCAGCAGTGTCGTATTTTTTTTGTAAACCCTTTGCATAATCAAGAGCCGCTTTTTCTCTTCGTTCAGCTTCTCTCATTTTTCGTGTGAGCTGATCAATTCTTTTTTGCACGTTGTCTGAGACTTGTTGCAAGTTATCTTGTGTCTTTTCTTCTGTCGTTTCTTTTTGTTCTGTTTCTTTAGATATTTCTGATTTTGTATCCTTTTTTATTGGATCAGTGTATCCTAAATCAACATCAACCTTTTCAGGTTTTTCCTCAGCAGGTTTCGCATCTATGGTAACATCTTCTTCCTTTACGTCATCAATATCAAGTTCAACTTTATTGTCTTCTTGCATAATTACTCCTTAGAATAATGCGAGGATATCCTCGGGTTTGTTAATAGTTCCGATGATCTCATCATCATTTAAGATTCTGTGTTCACCATATTTAGTTTTAAAACGAGCTCCAGCATATCGTCCATAAACAATAAACTGTCCCTCTTTACACCAAGGCCCTGTTGGAAATTTTGTTTTATCTTGATAACACAAATCTCCCATCTTCACGACTAGACCAACTACAGTTGTCATTTGAATGGTTTCTTGTGTTTTCTCTGATAAATATATACCACCTTTAGTTTTTTTCTTACCAGAGTAAGGTCTCACTAAAAGTCTATATCCTACAGGTTGGGGTAAAATTTTTAGATATTCCTCAGTCTCTTTCGATCCTTTTGGAATTTTAACGTCATCGCTGTCTTCAGCAAAACGTTCAGGTTTGATCAATGTCATCTACATTATCCTCTCTATTTTGCAGGTCTTTTAGATCCTGAAGCAGTGTTTCTAAAGCACTGAGCTTACCCTTAGCATAATGTAGGTTTTCAAGTTTGTCTATACCATAACAAATATGATCCTTTGTTTTCTCTATTTCCTTTTTTACATAATGTCGAATAGTTTGTAATGTCTGTATATCAAGCATGTCTTAAATGATGTTTTGGCCCAAGTTTTTTTCTATGTGTTTTACCAACTTGTTTATATCTTCTTTTTGTTTTTTTTGTGAAGGTTATCTCTCTTTTGTGAACTCTCTTTGGCATATTTTTCAACTAATATAGGGTTTTTTACCACAGGTGATTTATAATCTCTAATCTTTTTTTTTGGAAATTTATTATTATCGTGCCTTTTGTGGCGTATAAATATTTCCTTTTCCTCTCCAGTCACGTTTTTCTCCCCTTGGTACAGATATCTGTTTTTCACAAGCGTAATCACTGTGCGTGTTGACAACCATTTCCTCTTTATCAGTGCACACATAAAAACATTTCACACTGTCCTCACCAAAAAAAGGTTCAACATTTTTTTCTTTAGTTAATCTGCAAGTCACTTGATATTGATTTCTATCATCATACAATCTTGCATTTCCCGCCCATATTTCTTCTGCCTCTAATGGTACACAGACGATATAACAAATAATACTTTTTGTTAGGTTCTGCATTTTATTTTTTTATTTTAGCAATACCTTTGAGCCCAAATGATCCTGCTATCGAAGCCAAAATTCCATACGATATCCAATCAGGACAATCGTTTTTTAAAAATAAAAATCCTTGTTGCATATAAGGTTGAAGTGCGGGGATGAAGGATGCAAAAATTATAGCAATAAACGTCAGGGTCCAGGCCTCATCTTTCCATGAATTATCTGATGCTGACATGGCTTTATCCTCCCAAGAGCCATCCTGTTCAATTTTTGATTTAGTTGCCTCTAATTTCGTTAATTCAACTTGTGATTTTAATTGTGCTTTTTTTTGTTTTCCTTCGATCCAAGTTTTAGCAAGATTTGCAACTGGACCTAATATTGCTGTAAACATTATATCTCCTTTTGATAAATAATTTTATTTTCGCCTTCTTCGACTACTTTAAAATTATAAGTCAGGAGCAACATATCTACAATCCCCATGCGCAGGTCTTTGTAGTCATCAATTATAAAAAGAGCTTTCGTTTCAGATCTAGGTATAAAAAAATTTAACTCTTGTATAACCGCATCTGTGGTGTGAGGCCCGTCAAAATGAACAACTTTATACAAACCAAACAACATCATGTTATTAAAAAGACCCAGTTGATGACCATCACCCATTGTTTTAAAATAATAATCATCTGTCATGTGATAAAAATCAAACTCAGGATAATTTTGATAAAGATAAGAAACAGTTTTTTGTTTCATTTCTTCAGTATAACCAGCAACCACACTACCTTCATTATCATAATGTTCGTAACTTAAATTGTTATAGGGGTCTATAGCTATATGTTTATAAAGATTAGGTTTGTGTTCACGCACAGCATCCATAATTATTTTAGAACCCAGTCCCTCTCGTAAACCAATTTCACAAGTTAACGTTGCTCTATCAATATTTAATTTTCCTATGTGTTTTGTTATCAGATGGTACTCTGATGAATCACCTTTTATCACTTAACGCCTATGAATTTTTTCCCTTTAATTTGAATTTTTGATATACCTTTAATATCACTTTTTACACCATTTTCACGATGAGGGCAACCAAATCCTCCTTTTTTAAGTCCCATAGTCTCTTTTGTGGTAATTCCTGTTTCTTCTTTCTTTGGATTATAACCAACAAAATTCATATTATAAGGTGTAACACCTTCTTGCGCGTCAAAATCTCTAACAGCTTGGTTCATTAAATTTTTAACACGAGCACCAAAGTCTTTTCTAATTAATCCAGGTAAGACAACCTCTTTCATAATTCTATCTTTATTTTGATTAAATTGTTTGCTCAAAAAACCCATGAATCTCTGATCTCTATTGAGGCCACCTGTCTTTAAACTTTGAGATACATGCGGTAAGGAGGCTTTTTCTCTTAATTTGTTAAATTCTCTTTTACTTTTTATAGTATAATAACGATCACCTTTTTTCTTGAGTTGATAACCTTTTTTAAAATCTTCTTGTACACCTTTTGAAAAAGTTTTATGCTTTTTACCTTTAAGAATCATTCCTGTTTTATAATCTCTAGTAGGTAAATGACCTTTATCATCTCTTTTATAATCTAGTTCTTTGGCTCTTTTATAATCATAACCACTACCCTCTGGATCAAAACCACCTTTTTTCATACCTTGTGGCTGTGGACCTCTTTTTGGTGGTGGACCAAACGATTTACCCATACTTGCTTTTTCTACTTTAGGTAAAATCCCTTTGTTTTTTGAAGCATAAAAAACCTGTTCTCCCTCTTTGGAGCCATACTGGTCTTTCATAGACTTCATAATTTTTTTACCTGTTTTGTTTAACGGCATCGTTTGCAACCTTTATAGCATTTAACCCAAGTTTCTCATCAGCTACTCTGATTCTTTCTTTTGATGCAGCTTCAGCATCTTCACGTTTCATTTTATCTAAATCAATGCGCTGATCAAACTCACTTGTCTTTCTTTGTTCTTGCGCACCAAACTCCATACCACGTCTTTGCATATCCATAGCTCTCAAGTCTAACTCTCTTTGTTTTAACTCAACTAACGGATCACCTTTTTCTGTCATTTGTTCTGCGTTTTGTAATTCAGTTGTCAACTCCATGACTCTTAAAGCAGTCATTGAATCAAACTCGATCTGAAACGCTGCAGGGTTTGTTTTTTGTAGCTCAATTAATTCAGGTCTTTGTGTTGCCATAATGGCAATAACCTGAGCACGTGCTTTCATTGAAATGTGTTCTGAAATGTGAGCCTGTAATAAAGCATAAACCACAGGGTTTATTTGCACCATACGTGTCCTAATAAATGCGGCGTGCGATAAGATATGTGCATCGTGATTTTGTTGTGGAAATGCTGTCGGTACTTCAGTTCGTAAAGCCTCTGCATTTTCTATTGCAGGATCTTTTGGTATGACTGGCTTTTCTGGTTTTAGTAATTCATCTACTTGTTTAGCACCCAACGACTCGTACACTCTACGATATGCTTCACGTAAGTTGTGCATCTGTGGTGCACTTTGTGCTATTTGTAATTGAGTTTGTGCTAGTGTTACACGTTGTGCCATAGAAAAAATGTTTGGATCTGCAACAGGTATAACATCTACATCATCACTAAAGTCTGCAACCTTAATTAAACGATTACCCCCATACACTGAATAAGGATAAATTGGTGGAAGGTATGTCCCAAATACTTTCGATAACAAACGAAACTCTTGGCGCATAGAATAATAACATCTTTTGTGAATAGCACTCATGACCCTAGAGCCACGTTCTAATAATGCAATTGTTGTCCCTACTGCCCTGTTTTGTGCATCGTTTCCTACTGCCATATCAGCAATTGCTGCATAACGTTGACCTGCTTGCGTCACAAATCCAAGTAAATTATACAAAGTTGGACTTGGTTCCTTAAACGGTAGCATTTGAAACTGATCTCTGATGTTACCACCAGGCACATCTACATCTCTAAACTCACCTGGTTGAAACGGTTGATCATCGTCCCTGATTCTAAGTCCTCTTGACTTAAATCCTGCTGGTAAATTACTCAAAGTACCTGCATCAAGTAGCTGTCTTAGTGCAGATGTGGCAGTTTTTGCCAAACCACCAATCATATGTATCAAACCAAACCCATAAAACCCTAGTCCTGGTAGAAATTTGTAGTGCACAAAGTATTCGTTACGTCTTAACGTAGGATCATCTTGGGTAAAGTTGCGATAAATGCTTAAAATCTGTTGTGAACCTTCATCAATTGTCACAATATACGGAACTTTTATGTTTTTTTCTTCATTTTGCTTTTCATATTCGTCTAAATCAAGGTCAACATGCATTTCTAGGACATTAAATTGATAGTCCCGTGTTCCTTGATTCGTGATTCCTTCCATTTGATCATATTTATCTTGAATTTCGTCCTCTTCTTGTGTAGGAATCAGCTCAACATCACGATAAAAACCAGATTTTTGCTTTTTTAACACATCATTTTCTGTCATTTTGATAATATGCGTAATTCTTTCACAATCTAACAAATCAGACGCATAATACGGTACAACTAAATCTTCTGCAGGTACAAATTTACTCACAGCGCGTTGTTTTATTTCGTCATAATAGATTTTTTTAAACGCACTACCCGCTAAAGGTAAGTAAAATAACAATTGATCGAACTCAGGAGTATATTCCTCCATCTTGTCCATCAACATATAGTTCATAAATTCTTTTACACGACCTGCTTGTTCCTGTTTTGGCTTACTTGCTTCACCAACAACTTGCGTTCTTACAGGTCCATCAGGTGGTAATAACTCTTTATACGCTTGTGCTTGAAATTGTGTTACAGCTTCTGATAATAGAGGATGTGTTACACCACTTGCACCCTTGAATGGCTGACCTTCATCGTTATATTTAAACCCTAATAAATCTAAGCCAGATGTATATCCCTTTTCCCAATCAGCACGTGACTCTTTGTCTTTTTTATACTCTGTAATCAAATCACTTGATAGCGCAGTCAAGGCTCTGTCGTCCATGTCCTCTGCTAAGTTATTAAAAAAATCGTTTTCTTGAGCCTTTGGTTGTTCTTCAACCATCTCGTCACTGGGTTCTTCGACTAATACATCAACAGGTTCAACCTGTTCTTCCAGATTTTCTTCTTCATCCATTATGTAATCCTTGTTTTTTTAGTACGTCCTAATTTTGTTTTAACCGTAACAAATGTGCCTTTGCGTGCAGGAGCTATCGTTCTCCTTAAATCTTGTAAAGATGCAGGTAGTCTTTTTAAGATAGGTTGTATCATTGCAGGATCTACATCCAATGCACTAGGAGCAAGATTTCTAGCTACGTCCTCTCTAACTTGTGTTTCAATATCAGGGACCTGTCTTCCCACTATTTTAAACTCTGGGTTTTCTTGTACTCTTGATCGAGAAATACGCATTGGCGCAACATAACGTCTTCGTCTCTGAGTTCTCTTAGGGTTAATTAAATCAAACAAACTTCCTGGCGTTCCAAAAAGTTTACTTAATACAGAAAGTTTTTTTGCTTGTTTTTGTTTATCTTCTGACTCTTCGCTCATTCGTAATACCTATAATCTTTTGGTGGCAAATCTTCGTTGTCAACATAGTCTGAGTATAACTCAATAAAGTTGCCCTGCCTATACCTTAACACAGCCTGGGTAGTAGAATCAACATAATCATCATGTGCACCATTAGGAAACGATGCACATTCATCAATCACATCTTCTGCAAACTTCTCACCAAACGGAAACCAAACTTGACCACTTTCAAAAATAGGAGCACAAGCATTCACTCTCGTATATTTATCATTACCCTTACTTGGAACAAATGGCACAACAGGTATACCCATTCTCCTAAACTCTTGAGTCAACGGTTCACCACTTGCCTTTTGCTCTATAATAATCGTCTCAGGTTCCCAATATTTATTAGCATCTAATGCAACTGCTTTTAGTTCTGGAAAGTCAAACTTACCCCGCAAAGCATCTAACAAAATCAAATGCGGTGCCCCACCTTCTTCTGGAAAAAATATACCCCAAGTCGTAATCGCAGAATAATCCGCAGTTTCTTTCTTACTAAACGCAGTATCATAACTTTGAATCACATGCATTAAATTAGGCAAGCCCTCACCCCTCCACGGTTGCCACCATTCTCGTTTTAAAATCGCACCCTCTTCACT